AGCAGAAAGTGGTAAGTATGAATTATATATAGCTACCGCAGCACCTTGGGGTAACCCAATGAGTGCTATGGATAAAAGATTTTGGATTGAAGAACACTTTGGTAGATTGTTCCATAAGAAAATGGCTATCACTCACCTTAAAGGAATGTTAATTGGTGATTATCTTATTGATGATAGAACCGCAAATGGTGCTGGTGAATTCAAAGGTGAACTTTTACGATTCGGTTGGGCATACGAAACTGAAACTTGGAATGAGTATCCAACTTGGGATTCCATATTAAAAAAATTGTTATAATGAAAAAATTAATACCCCTTTTGTTTTTATTTTCAGCGTGTACTAAAGATGATGTGTATGCTCCACAAAAAGAATATACATTAACAATTGATTCCGTATTAACTCAAAACGGTTTAAAAAGTTTACCTAAAGACCAAAATGGATTATACCATTTAAAAATTACAACAACAGGTACTCCACAATCACATAGAGTTACTGGTAAAATATTAGTGAATGGTAAAGAACCATACCCCAATGAAAAAATAAATTTTGAAAGTAATCTTTATTGGTGGTTAAGACGTGGTGATACAATTGTAACTATTACCAAAACATATATAAACTATTTTACAGGTCAATTCACAATAGTGAGTTTACCACCATTAATATCAAATAAAGATGAATTAGTACCTACAACAAATAGTTCATCGTATAGTGGTAAAGCGGGTGAGATAAATACAATAATATCTCCAATTAGAGAAATGATTGGTGATACATTGGTTTTAAAAACATCTCATTCAATATCCAATAAAATTATATACACTAAAATAGTTTTAGACTGATGAGGAAAAAGGAAATTAAATTACCAATGACTCCAATTACTGAAAGAACATTTGTAAGGCAGGGTTGGAAAAAAATTGAAGCCGGTGATGGTATCAACGAAGATGGAGAAGATGAAGATGGGCATTATTATTGGATACTACCAATACCAAAATTTAGAGAAGATGAATTTGCACCACTATTAACCTCAAATTCAACCGATGAACAATTAATTCTAAAAGAAGTAGGATTAAAACCAGGTCAGTTTTTTATTGAGATATCTGATATGGATGGGTTGGGATTTTGTAGTAGTGAAGAAGAATTGGACATACTCTACTCAGCGCTGTGTGGTGAGGATATTGAAGAAAATTTGGAAAATTAAAAATAAATTAGTATATTTGTATTATGAAAAATTATAACGAAAAACAATTGGAAGAAAATTACGAAAAGTTTTTGAACTTAGTTCGTAAGGCTTGTGGTTCTAATCCTGATAGATTAGAAAAATTACTAAAGATGTATTCGATGGATGAGTTAGGTCCTAACTTAATCATATCACCAGCTAGTGGTAATCTTAATTATCATAATGCGTATGAAGGTGGTTATATAGACCACGTTTTAAACGTTTGTAAAAATGCACTTCGTATGAAAAAATTATATGAAGAAGCGGGTGGTAGTGTAGATTTTACCGATGAGCAATTAATGTTTGCAGCACTCCATCACGATTTAGGTAAATTGGGTATTAAAGATTCGTTACATTATGTACCAAACGATTCAAAATGGCACATTGAAAATAGGGGTGAGGTTTACAAAAGAAATGAAAATATTCCTTTTATGACCATTACCGATAGAACGTTTTTCTCATTGAATCACTACGGAATTCAGTACGATGAAAACGAATATTTTGGTATCAAGCTTACCGATGGATTATATGATGAGGATAATGAAAAATACTTTAAAGTATATGATACATCAAAATACCTTCGTTCTAAAATTCAATACATACTCCATTGGGCAGACCATATGAGTACAATTATTGAAAGACAAACTGCATAAATTTTAATTTTATTATATTTATGAACCGATAGAGCTGGCCAGCATATCGGCGTATCATCCAAAAGGAGATACAAACTTAACGCTTAAAAAAGGTAAAAAATGAAAAATCAAATTCAAAGGGGCTTCCCTATCCCCCAATTTAGGGACGAGTTCTTCTCACCATTAGATACTTTATTCGATAAAGTATTTTCAGAATCATTTCCTGAATTAACAAAGGAAATAGGTATTAACCCATTCCAACAAAACGCTTATCCAAAATGTGACATCATTAATTTTGATGACCGTATTGAGATTGTAGCAGAAGTTCCGGGTTTAACTAAAGAACAAATTACCATTGATGTAGATGGTGATGTGATTACACTAAAAGGAGAAAAATCAAGCAAAACGCAAGAGAAAGAAGGTGGAACATATCTTCGTAGAGAAGTTAAACGTTCATCATTCCTAAGAAGTTTCACAGCAGATTCTAAAATCTTTAACTTAGATAAGGTAAAGGCTAAGTTTGAAGATGGTGTATTGGAGTTACACATTCCAAAAAGAGAAACGGAACAACCTAAGAAAAGGACAATTTCGATAGGTTAATCCTACAACAATACGAAAGGGTGGGTATCAAAATCCACCCTTTTTTTATTTAATTAATATTTATTATTAAACAAACTAATAGTTTTATGAAACCAGAATACAAAATGAGAGCTCAAGAGCATTTAGAAGCTATTGCTAAAAGAGCTAAAGTTATTGCGGAAATGTTAAAAGGTGAAAGACCTGCTAACCAAGCGGAAGCAATTAAGTTATCAAATGAAATCGAAAGATTGGTAGAATTAACAACAAACATTGTAGATTTATCGTAATGAATTGGTTAAAGTATTTGGTTGGACTTTCGGCGATTATTGTTGCGGGATGTGCGGCTTACTTTTCTGTAACAGGATTAGGCGTACTATTTGCTGGAGCATCGCTTTCGGTAATGGTAATGGCTGGTGCTTTGGAATTAGCTAAATTAGTGGCTGCAACTTATCTAAAGCAACAATGGGATTTTATTAAGGGATTTAACAAATGGTACTTAATGGTATCCGTTGCTACCTTAATGTTAATCACATCAGCAGGTATCTTTGGATATCTATCTAATGCATTCCAACAACAAAATTTAGAACTACAAAAAGTTGAAAGAGATATTGCGGTATATCAAACTCAAATCGATAAGAACGATGGTGAGATAGCTCGTTATACAACTCAATTAACTAATCAGCAAAACATTCGTAACTCACAAGAAGCAAATATTTCTAAAGTTGTAGAAAGGAATGGTTCTACTTCACGCCTTACTCAAATGGTTCGTAATGCTGATAAAGAGATTACAACTATTTCTAAACGTATTGATGAACTTACTATACAAACCAATATAGCATTAGATTCAATCAATTCAATTAAAAATAATAACATCCAATTAGAAAGAGAAGTTGGTGGATTCCGCTTCGTAGCAGAAGCATTTAATGTTCCACTTAATGATGTTGTAAAATTTTTTATTCTTATAATTGTATTAGTATTTGACCCATTGGCAGTTGCATTAATTATCGCATTTAATGGATTGATAATGAAACGTAAAGAGGAATATGGATTAGATGAGTTGATGGAGGAGAATTACAAAGAGTATGAAGTATATGGTGACAAAAAAAAGCAAAGAGAAGCCATAATTGAAATGATGAAAGGTGATGAAGAATTGGGGTTATATGATGAACCAATATTGCAATCAGAAAAAGATGCGGAAATATTTTTTAATGAAACAGAAAACCCATCAGAACCAAACGAAGCATTAATAGAGGCGGCTCAAAAATATACAGAAGATAAAAAAAAAGCTGAAATCACTTCAACAAATTTGGAAGAAGTTAGCTTAACTGATGAAGAAAAAAAAGCATTAGAGCCTGAAATTACCGATGAGATATTAATGAATCTTCAAACCGATTATTCAAAGAGGGCGATTGATTATGATGGAGATGGTACGGTTGATGGATATGATACCGATGGAGATGGTATAATAAATATAGTAAGAGCAGAGCACCCAGCAAGAGCAGCAGCGATAAAGGATATGTTACCTTACTACGCTAAAGCTGGATTTAATTGGGATGATAGAAGGAGTTGGATAAATGACCAAAATGCAGTTAATTATTGGATAAAAAACATCAAACCATCTCAATATCCAACCGATTTTTCTAGTAAATCATATTAATATTTGGTAAACTGAATATTTTTTCGTATATTTGTATCACAACAAATTATACCAAAATGATGAATTTAGGATACGCGTGTATTAATATGAGTATGGGTAAAAAAGTAACTACTAACCGAGCAATGGTTAAACGTACTTTTCAAACCAAAGGATTGGATTATGTATCTGAATTAGCATTACTCAATGCGAAAGATATCATTAAAATTTTAGAATGGAATAGAATGAATGGAATTAATTTCTTTCGTTTATCATCATCCATTGTACCTTGGGGTGACCACTTAGATTTAACACAGCTCAAAGATTACAAAGAGATTAAAAGTGAGTTAAAGAAAGCCGGTGATTTCGCTAAGTTTTGGAATATGCGCTTGACCTCTCATCCCGGTCCGTTTGTTGTATTAACATCACCAAATGAACAGGTGGTTCTAAATGCAATTGCAGATTTGGAATTACATGGTAAGATATTTGATATGATGGGATTATCCAAAACACCGTTCAACAAAATAAACATACACTGTAATGGTGTATATGGAGATAAAAAATCTGCTATGGATAGATTTTGTAATAACTTTAAAAGATTATCACCATCTATTCGCAAAAGATTAACAGTTGAGAACGATGATAAGGCAACAATGTATTCAGTATTAGACCTTATGTATATCCACGAAAAGATTGGGATACCAATTGTATTTGATTACCATCACCATAAGTTTTGTACTGGTGGATTAACCGAAGAAGATGCAATGAAGTTAGCAGCATCAACTTGGCCAGAAGGTATTACACCTGTTGTACATTATTCAGAACCAAAGGAAGGAAGTAAACCACAAGCACATGCAGACTATATTAAAGAGATTCCACAAACATATGGAGTTGATGTTGATATTATGGTTGAAGCAAAAGCAAAAGAATTATCAATATTACCTTTTATTAAATGATAACATACGCAGCAATATTAATATTTCAAGTTCTTTTCAATGTATTTAAAACAATGGAAATTAAATATACATATGAAAACCGATTAAAAGATTTATTACTTAATTCAGTTTGGATTAATTTAGTATCTTTAGCTGGTATGTATTTTTCACTACAGCCATTGTTATTTGAAAAAGATTATTTAGTTTTACCATTTTATATTGGTGGTAGTGTATTGGGTAAGTGGGTAGCAATGACTCAGATGGATAATCCAGAATCTAAATTATTTATTTTCTTTAGAAGTAAAACCGAAAAACCTAAAAGAAATGTCCGTACCAAAACTAATTGATGTAACGCCATTTGAGCCTTTAATTATTAAAGCTCATTATGATGGGTTTGATTTTAAAAAATTAGAACCTATTTGTGATGATTTAATAAAAACTACAAGTATAAAAACACATTTGGAAACAGGAGATGCAGCCAGTTCTGCGCCTAATAAACACAAAGCCCCACATATATTATCGGAGTTCAAAGATTTTTACAAATGGTTAGATGATATAGCTCAACATATTATTTTGAATGAATGGGGGATGTACAAGGGGCATACTTATAAAGTTTCTAATTCTTGGGTTAACTTTCATGGAGAGGGTGGTGTTACTCAAAAACATCATCATGGACCAACAACATTAACTACTGCTGCGTATTTACATATGCCCGATGGTGGTGGGTATATAGAATTTAGAGACCCTTTAGAATATCATAAAGGATTTTACACAAAACAATATGATGATGAAATGTATGGGTGGAAAACAATACCCGCGATAACCGGTGATGTAATATTTTTTCCTGGTTATATTCGTCATAGAACACAAGCAAATAAAAATACATCCGAAAAAAGATGGGTTTTAACTTCAAATTATATGAATTATTAATTATGGCAAAAGGAATACTAGAGTTCGACCTAAATGAACCAGATGATATAATGGCGCATAAAAGAGCAGCTAAATCGTTGGATATGGCGTTGGCTCTTTGGGAAATAACCCACAATACAAAGAAGGGATTGGAATGGACAATGGAAGGTAAAGATATAGATAAATATGAGGCGTTAGATATGGTATATGAAAAGATATACGAAATATTGGAAGAACATAATATAAAATTAGACGATTTAATAAACTAATAAA